CCGCCGATACCGGCGAGTGGCGGTTGAAAGGCCATGCCGTGCGCCCGTTCTGGGACTGGGTGGCGAGCTGGTCGCGCTGCGTGTCGCGGCCGTCCGACCTGGGATTTTCGGATGACGGTTTCGACCTGCCGCCGCTGACCATCGAGCGCCACGCCGTGGACTTCGACGGGGACTGCGACGCCAGCGGCCAGCTGTTTCACTCGCCCGAGCTGTCGGCCACCGGCATTCACAAGGAAAAGCGCAATAGTGCCGCCGTGCGCTGTGATCGCGTCGCCGAACTAGTTGCCAGCAGCCCCGAGCAATGGCTGATCTGGGTCGATACCGACTACGAGGCCGATTTGCTCAAGGCACGCATCCCAGAGGCCGTCGAGGTGCGCGGCTCCGACCGCGCCGAGGACAAGGAGTCCAGGCTGCTCGGCTTCGCCGATGGCTCGGTGCGCATCCTGATCACCAAACCGTCCGTGGCCGGCATGGGCATGAACTGGCAGCAGTGTCACCAGATGGCGTTCGTAGGCCTGTCCTACAGCTACGAGCAGTTCTATCAGGCGGTGCGGCGGTGCTGGCGCTTCGGCCAGAAACACCCCGTCACTGCGCACATGGTGATGACCCATGCCGAGGCGGCGATCTGGTCCAAGGTCTCGGCCAAGGCCGACAAGCACGACGACATGAAACGCGAGATGCGCGAGGCGATGCAGCGCAACGCCGGCATACTCGTGCCGCAACGAAACATCTACACCCCACAACAAACCGCCAATTTCCCTTCCTGGCTCCGGAGCGCCTAAATGATCATCGACCAACACCACGGCCAGCATTTCAGCCTGTACAACGCCGACTGCGTGGAATTTGCCGCGGCGGCACCGTCCGACAGCATCGACTTTTCGATCTACTCGCCGCCGTTCAGCAACCTGTTCGTCTACTCGGACAGCGACCGCGACATGGGCAACAGCGCCAATGACGAGGAGTTCTTCGCGCACTACACCTACCTGCTGCGCGAGCTGTACCGCATGCACAAGCCGGGCACCATCAGCGCGGTGCACGTCAGCGACATCCCGTTGACCAAGTGGAAAGACGGCAAGATCGGCATCAAGGATTTCAGCGGCATGACCATCCGCGCCCATGAGGAGGCCGGTTTCGTGCTGCACAGCCGCATCACCATCTGGAAGTGCCCAGTGGTCGAGATGACGCGCACCAAAGCACATGGCCTGCTGCACAAGACGCTGCTGAAAGACAGCAGCCGCAGCCGACAGGGCATGCCGGACTACCTGCTGATCTTCCGCAAGGAGGGCGAGAAGGAGCGACCGTGCAGCCACACTGCCGCCGACTTCCCGGTCGATCTGTGGCAGAAGTGGGCCAGCCCGGTGTGGATGGATATCCAGCAGACCAACACGCTGAACGTCAAGGCGGCGCGCGAGAACGCCGACGAGAAGCACGTCTGCCCGTTGCAGCTCGATCTGATCGAGCGCGCCCTGATCATGTGGTCGGCCCCGGGGGATGTGGTGTACAGCCCGTTCACCGGCATCGGCAGCGAGGGCTACATGACGCTCAAGGTCGGTCAGGGACGGCGCTTCCTCGGCACCGAACTGAAGCCAGCGTATTTCCGCCAGGCGGTGGGCTACCTGACGGCGGCCGAGCAGACCGGGCAAGACCTGTTTGCATAATTTTCACGACACCATCAACTTGCACAACTATTTATATAAGTTGATGGTTTTTCGATAAAATAAATGTTTTGCATCTTTAACGCGATCAACATAAAATGTTGCCACAAAGGAGGTGTGGCAATGCCAATTAAGGACGCCGCGAAGCTGATCGGAGTTTCGCACCAATACGCATGGAGCATGGTCAAGCAGGGTCGCATCAAGGCCACGAAATTTGGCCCGATGTGGATAGCGGACAAGGCATCCGTGATGCAGTTCAAGGCGCAGCGTGATGCCGCTGCATAGACAAAAAAATCCCCGCGTCGTAGCCGTTCCAGCGGCTCAGCGGGGTTGATAGAGGTAAACCCATTATGCTGAACATTCCGCAGCGCATCAAGGACTTTTTCCTTGAATTGCGCATCGCCCTGGCGCGCTGGGACATACTGCTGTCCGCCGACGCCGAGGAGACCCGTCGCCACTACCTGCGCATGGCGCGACTGATCCGCCGGCGCAGCCCGGCGCAGATCGCCCGGATGGCGAAAAAGCGGGGGACATATGAATGAGCTGGCACTTTTCGCTGGTGCTGGTGGAGGAATACTCGCTGGCAAGCTTCTGGGGTGGCGAACCGTGTGCGCAGTGGAAATCAACTCCTACTGCGCAAGACGACTTATGCAGCGCCAAAATGAGGGGCACCTTTCACCGTTCCCCATTTGGGATGATGTATGTACCTTCGACGGACACCCATGGCAAGGGATTGTTGATGTGGTATCGGGGGGATTTCCCTGCACCGACATCAGCCCTGCCGGAAAGAAAGCTGGAATCGACGGAGACGAAAGCCGGCTCTGGGTGGAAATGGCGAGAATCATTCGTGAAGTACGACCTAGATACGCGTTCGTGGAGAACTCGTCAATGCTCACTCATCGGGGACTCGAACGTGTTCTCGGAGACCTGGCCGCGATGGGGTTCCATGCACGATGGGGAGTGCTTGGATCTGGCGACATTGGCGCCGAGCACTGCCGTGATCGCGCCTGGATCCTGGCCGACGCCATGCCACGGGAGTTCCCGATGGGGTGGGACATTTCAAGAGGTCGGTGGAAGCAAGAACAAGTTGCGCGGAACGCCCATAGGCAAGTTGTATGTGAACCCGGATTTCTGGGAAAGCCTCATGGGATGGCCGATCGGATGGACCGGAATCGCGCCATTGGCAACGGGCAAGATCCTCGAGTGGCAGCAACAGCATTCTCCATACTCTCCAGAAACTGAGGATGCCGCATGAACCGTGAACAACGCCGCGCCTTGAAGAAGGCCCAGTATGCCTATGTGGGGAGCGTGTGATATGGCACGTATCCGCACTATCAAGCCAGAGTTCTGGACTTCAGAGCAGGTCATGGAGGTCTCTCCGATTGCTCGCCTGCTATTCATTGGCATGTGGAATTTTTGCGATGACAAGGGCGTGATTCCTGCCAGCTTCAAGACACTGAAAGCCCAGATATTCCCTTCTGACGACATCCTATCCAAGGACATTGAGCCGCTTATTGGCGAACTACTGGCGCAAGAACTTCTTGGTCAGTTTGAAGCTGATGGCCGCACTTGGTGGTTTGTTACGGGTTGGCATCACCAACTGATCAATCGTCCATCCAAGTCCCGCTACCCTTCGCCTCCGTGCCAGATCGCACCGCTACCCGAAGCCGCCGGACAGGACGATTCAGTGAATGATGTCGCAGAAACACATCAAGTCTCACCGCAAGCCAACAGCAAAAAAGACATCAAATCACTGAAAGATCACGGAGAACTCACGGAGCACTCACTGAGCACTCACGGAGAACTCATTGACGGAAGGGAAGGGAAGGGAAAGGAAGGTACAACTACCTCACTGCGTTCGGTAGTTGAGAGAGAGGCGCGCACGCCCGATCCTGCCGCGCTTACCTCGTGCCCTGCCTGCTTCACCGCCACCGTCGCCCATCGCGGCCTGGCGTCGAATCTGCAACTCGACCTAGCGAACGAGATTGGCATGTTCCTGGCGAACGCCCGCAGCAAGGGCCGCATGTCCGCCGACTGGAACGCCGAGTTCGAGATGTGGCTGCGCCGATCCCGCAACTTCGGCAACGGCAAGGACCAGCAGTCCAGTGCCGCCGGCAAGAACGCCGGAAACTCCCGCGATGACGGACGACGTGCCGCAGCCAACACGCTGGGCGTCGGTTCTCAGTACCTGACCCCGGAGGAATTCGACCATGAGCAACTCACCCGCTAGCCTCGCCACCGTGGCGATGATCTTTCGCTCCCTGCGCGGCCGCTTCGGCACGGCGTTCGTGGACCGCTACCGCTCCGGCTCGGTGGTGCCCGATGGTCAGCCCAACGCCGGCAAGGACACTGGGCTGCTGGAGGCCATGGCGGTGTGGGCGCACGAACTGCGAGGCCTGTCCGCCGCAGAAATCCAGCGCGGCGTAGAGGCGAAGTTCAAGTTCCCGCCGAGCTGCGACGAGTTCGTGCAGGCTTGCTGCCGGGACGTCGATTACGCCGCCCTGCACAACGAGCAGTTCAAGGCCTTGCCTGCCCCCACCCTGACCCGCGAGGAAGCGGCACAACGCATGGCTCAGGTGCAGGGTGCGGCACGCAGTGCACGCTTCCCGATCGACAATCGGCTGCGCCTGGACTGGGCCTATGCCATCGCCGAGGAGACGGCACGCGGGGTGTACCACGGCGGAATCTGGCTCAAACGCATCGCCGCCTTGGCGATCGAGAGCTCACGCAAACCGGTGCCGGAGTCGCTGCGTGCTTTTCTGCCGAAATCCACGGTGGAGGCCGAGGCATGAAACCCCACATCACCAAAACCGCCGACGGCTATGCCTGCACCGGCAGGGGCTACCGGATCAGCAGCGTCACCGCCTCCGGTGCCTACATCGCCTGGGTGCGCTACGTCAGCCTGCGGATCATTTGCAAACTGGAGGTGGCGGCATGAGCCGCTTTCCTCATAAACGGCCTGTGGCGCGATCAAATGGCGAAGTGGTACCGATGCTAGTCGGAAAGCCAGATCGTTGCGCCATGAGTCTAGGACGACCTGGAAGCGGCATTGGCGTGACGGGTCGAGAGTGTGATTTGCAGATTCATGGCTATCAGGAGGCAGACAGGGCATGATCACCATCGAACTGAGCGCCAAGGCCCTGGCCGTCTGCGAAACGCATTACACGACGCCCGGCAAGGGCAACGGCTGCGGCAAATGCCCGATCCAGCGCGAGTGCATCACGCAGCGACCGGTGCGCTCCATGGTCGAGCTGGAAGTGTGGCGGGCACGGGTCAACGAAGCGGCGGAGAAGGCGACATAAATATGATTACTAAAAACAATAGGATTGTTGCGCAATTTTCATGCGGAGCGGCATCTGCTGTGGCGACAAAACTCGCTCTTTCTCAGTACGGTGACCGAGTCGTAATTCTCAATGCCTTCGTTGAGGAGGAGCACGAAGACAACAGACGATTTGCCACTGACTGCGAAAAATGGTTCGGGCGCGAAATCATCATGTTGCGCGATGCAAAATATGATGCTAGCGCTATCAAGGTATTCGAGACGGTTGGTTATATCAAAGGGCCGAAAGGCGCGGCCTGCACTTCACGGATCAAGCGCGGACTGCTTCGGGAGTTCGAGCAGCCTGGCGATGTGCTGGTGCTTGGATATACCGCCGAGGAGCAATGGCGGCTCGACGACTGGATCGAAGATTGGCCTGATCGACCAATCATTGCACCGCTCATTGATCGCGGACTGACAAAAGAGGATTGCAAGGCAATGGTGATCCGAGCAGGCATTGAGTTGCCAGCTATGTATCGACTTGGCTATGACAACGCCAACTGCATTGGCTGCGTGAAAGGTGGGCTCGGGTACTTCCGTGCAATTCGTGAAGATTTCCCTGCTCAGTTCGAGCGCTTGGCACAGGCCGAAGACAAGGTGGCTCAGCTTCATGGGGATAATGCATACATTCTTCGCCATAGGTCAGGGCCGTTGAAAGGGCAACGTTTCCCGCTTCGGCAGTTGCCAGTTGGCCCGGCCCATCGCGGAGAGCCGCTGCCGTCATGTGGACTTTTCTGTGAAATGGCAGAGCAGGAGTATGCCGGATGACCACAACCTGCGAAGCCTGCGCCCACCGCGAGCGCGGGCTGTACCTCGCTGGCTGCGCGACCTGTCAGGCGCGTCACCTGGCACGGCTGATGAAGCGCGACCGGCAGGCGGCGTACCAGCGTGCAGCTGAGCTCGGCGAGGACGTCGAGGCGCTGAAACGGCGGGTGCGGGTGGAGTGGGAATTGGACCATAAGGGGGAAGCGAAATGACGAGAGATGACGTGATCCGCATGGCGCGGCAGGCCGGTTTCACAATCGGCCCGCACTGTAGTCGCACGAGTGGCGATAATGCGTTGATCGATATGTTAATGCACTTGGCAAAGATGGTAGCAGCAGCCGAGCGCGAAGCATGCTGCGGTTGTGAGGTTGTGAATTCTGCCAGAATCCTTGGCTCTGATTATCCACACATCGTAGTTGAAAAATATCAAAGAGCCATCCGCGCCAGAGGCGAGAGGGATGATGTATGAGCACCGTCACCCTGACATTGCCGTATCCGATCAGCGCCAACCGGTACTGGCGATCATTCGTTCCGCGTGGACAGAAGCGCGCCATCGTGACACTGAGCGACGAGGCCAAAGTGTACAAGAAACAGGTGGCTGGCATTGTCCTTGCAGCCGGCATCAAAGCGCCGTTCGATGGCCGCGTGGCCGTGGACATCGCACTGTACCCGAGCCGACCGAAGGACTGGCAGCGCCGCGCCAAGAAAAACCCGGAGTGCTGGGACGATGACGTGATGTCCATCGACCTGGACAATGCTAACAAGGTGCTACTCGACTCGCTCAAGGGGCTGGTATTCCACGATGATAAGTGGGTGCGCAAGTTGTTTGGTGAGCGCATGGAGCCGGACGGCGAGGCCCGGGTTGTCGTCACCGTGACGCAGATTGGCACCGTGTGAACAGATGGGTATTTTCATGTTGAATTGATATTCAGCAGGTATAATGTCAGCAGCTTATCAAGGGCGCGCCATGGAAAATCAACCGTCAATCGCATCGCATTCCCTGCTACCAGCCGAGGCCAAGGCGAAGCTGATTCGCGCCGCGTTGGCCGGCACCAATCGACAGCGCGCCGTCGAATCCGCCATTGCTTGGGTCAAGAGCATGTACCCAGAGTGTTTTCGTCATGAGGAGATCAGATGCGGCACATTGTCGGAGTGAACGAGCGGGGTATGCGCGTCGGCGAAGATCACCAGAACGCGAAGCTGAGCAATCATGAGGTCGACCTGATCCGCGCACTGCGTGAGGAGCATGGCATGACCTATGCGCAGATCGCCGAGAAGTTCGAGATCGCCAAGGAGACCGTGGCTGACATCGTCAAATGCCGTCGCCGTGCTCAAGTGCCGGTGGCCTGGCGTGCCGTGACGAGCGGCGTTATTTTGGGCTGATGGCTGAAACGATATAACGGAACAATCATGAGCAAGAAATTACCGCGCGGAAGGCCGTCCACCTTCGCGACGTCCGTTGGTGACGAAATCTGTCGTCGCATTGCGGAAGGGGAGACGCTGCGGTCGATTTGCCGCGAGCCGAACATGCCGGCATGGCGCACGGTGTATGGATGGATGGAGGCAAACGAGGAGTTTCGAGCACTCATCGGGCGCGCGCGCGAACTCGGGTTCGACGCCATCGCCGAAGAGGCACTGGAGATCGCCGACACGCCGATAACCGGCGTCCGGATCGAGCTCAGCGAGACCGGCAAGAAGGAGGTCCGCGACGACATGCTGGGTCATCGCAAACTGCAGGTGGAGACGCGCCTGAAGCTGCTGGCTAAGTGGAGCCCGAAGAAGTACGGCGAGCGCGCCGCCGTGGAACTGACCGGTGCCGAAGGTGGTCCGGTGCAGATCGATGAAACGACTGCCGCCGCCAAGTTGGCCGCGATCATGGCCACGGCCCAGGCACGCAAGGACTCGGTGGAAGAGTGAACGTCGCCGAGATCCGCGACCTGATGCGCTATATGACCGAGGCCGAGAAGGCGGAGGTGATGGCGATCCTGGCGCAGGACACGGCCATCTGGCGCGCGCTGCCCGGCCCGCAGACGCAAGCGCGTATCTCGCCGGCCGATATCGTCGGCTTCGGCGGCAGTGCCGGTGGCGGCAAGACCGCGTTGTCGTGTGGCATCTCTGTCACCGAGCACCGCAAGACCGCCATCTTTCGCCAGAACGGCACGGAGCTGACGGGCGTCATCGATGAGCTGGCCGCGATCCTCGGTTCGCGCGACGGCTTTAACGGCCAGGCCAACATCTGGCGCACCGTGACGCCGGACGGTGTGCCGAGACAGATTGAATTCGGCTCCTTCCCCAACGCCGGTGACGAGAAGAAATACCAGGGGCGACCGCATGACCTGCTGGTGTTCGACGAGGCCGCCAACATGCGCGAGGCGGCCGTGCGCTTCCTGATGGGCTGGCTGCGCACCACCACTCCCGGGCAGCGTTGCCGCGTGCTGATGTGCTTCAACCCGCCGACCACCGCCGCCGGCCGCTGGATCATCAAGTTCTTCGCGCCGTGGCTCGACAAGAAGCACCCGAACCCGGCCAAGCCGGGCGAGTTGCGATACTACGCTACCATCGCCGGTGAGGACATCGAGGTGCCGGACAACCGGCCATTCGTGCTCAATGGTGAAGATCGCGTCTATGATTTCGACGAACGCGACCATGCGCCGACCGACATCATCCGCCCGCTGTCGCGCACCTTCATCCCGTCGCGCGTCTCAGACAACCCCTACCTGATGGGAACCGGCTACGTGAGCACCCTGCAAGCCCTTCCCGAGCCGCTGCGCTCGCAAATGCTGAACGGCGATTTCTCGGCTGGCATCGAGGATGACCCGTGGCAGGTCATCCCCACCGCTTGGGTGGAAGCGGCGATGGCGCGCTGGAAGCGGCCGGATCGCCTGCCGGAGATGGATAGCCTGGGCGTGGACGTGGCGCGCGGCGGCAAGGACAACACCATCATCGCCCGGCGCCACGGCATGTGGTTCGACGAGGCGCTGGTGCATCCCGGCTCGACCACACCGGACGGGCCGAAGGTGGCTGGGCTGACCATGGCCGCGATGCGCGACCGCGCGCCGATCCATCTCGACGTGATCGGCGTCGGCGCCAGCCCCTACGATTTCCTCAATGACGCCGGTCAACCGGTGCTCGGCATCAACGTCAGCGAGAAGGCGACCGCGACCGATCGATCGGGGCGGCTGCGCTTCTTCAACCTGCGCTCGCAGTTGTGGTGGCAATTCCGCGAGGCCCTGGACCCGGCCAACAACACCGGCATCGCGCTGCCGAATGACCCGCAGCTGCTGGCCGACCTATGCGCGCCGACGTGGGAACTGTCCGGCAGCACGGTGAAGGTGGAGAGCCGCGACGCCATCATGTCCCGCATCGGCCGCTCACCGGACTGGGCTTCGGCCTACGTGCTGGCCCTGATCGACACCCCGAAACGCCATGTGCTGGAAGCCATGCGCACCGACCGCCGCACCGACTACGACCCCTATTCATGATGAAACACTTCCGCTTGCTGGCCGAGGGCCTCGACGTGCAGCCGTTACTGGCTGAGATAGATCAACACCCTGATCTGTGGCGCCAGATCACCGCGCGCCAGGATCACCCAGAGAGCGCACATAAGGACACCGAGTGCATTTTCCTGCGCGGGCCGGCCGAGATGACGCGCCATGGCGTGCAGCATGATCTGTCGGCGCTGGACTACCCAGCGCTGGCCTTGCTGCGCGACCCGGCGGCCAATCTTGTCAACCCGCTGATGCAGTCGCTCGGCATCACCGAGCTAGGGCGGGCCATGATCGTGCGGCTTCGGCCGGGCGGGTCCATCACGCCGCACGCCGACGAGGGCGACTATGCCGCGCATTTCGCGCGCTTCCATTTCTCGCTGCAGTCCGACGAGGGCAACCTGTTTGTCTGCGGCGGCGAGGTCGTGCATATGCACCCAGGCAGCGCCTGGTGGTTCGCGCACCGCGTCGAGCATTTCGTGGTCAACCGCAGCGAGCGCCCCCGCCTGCACCTGATTCTCGATGCCGTGGTGCCAGGGTTCGACTCGCTGCTGTAGGTGTGCGTACTGCCTGGCCACGACACGATACTGCCCCCATCCAATTCTGCTGGGGGCGCGTCGTGCGTATCGTCGAAACTACCATCACCGACAAGGTCGACCAGATCGCCGAATTGCTGCGCGCCCACTGGGACGAGATCGCGCTCAACAAGGACGTGATGGTGCTTAAGCCGGACGTCGACAAGTACCGTCAGTTGGAGTCCATGGGCCTGGTACTGACGTTGGTAGCCTACGACGATGACGACCAGATCATCGGCTACTCCATCAATTTCATCCAACACCACCTGCACTACGCAGACCTGAAGTACGTCGCCAATGACGTGCTGTTCGTTCGGCAAGACCTGCGCGGCAGTACCCGCATCGGCCGCCAGTTGATCGCTGAAACCGAAGCCAAGGCCAAGGCCATCGGCGCGCAACTGGTGCTGTGGCACGCCAAGGAAGGCACGGCGCTGGCTACACTGTTGCCGCGCATCGGCTACCAGGTGCAGGACATCGTTTTCAGCAAGAGGGCTTGATCATGGGTTATTCCGCCGCCGCCGCCGTCGTGTTGTCCGTTGCCTCCTCCGTATACAACGGGGAGCAGCAGAAGAAATCGGCCGAGGCAGCGCGCCAGCAGGCCGAGCGGCAGGCCAAGAAGCAAGAGGTGGCCGCCGACGAGGCCTTCAACGCCGCCAACAAGAAGAAGCCCAACGTCGCTGGGGCCATTTCTTCCGCCCAGCAGGACGCCCAAGGTGGCGCCTCCGGTACCATGCTGACCGGCCCGCAAGGGGTCGACGCCTCGACCCTGCCGCTGGGCAAATCCACGCTGTTGGGCGGCTGACATGGTCTCTATTCCGGCGACAGAACTGCGCCAACAACTCGACAACCGGTGGTCGCAGTTGCAGAACGAGCGCTCCAGTTGGATCAGCCATTGGCGTGAGATCAGCGACCACCTGCTGCCCCGCAGTGGGCGCTTCTTCCTGCAGGACCGCAACAAGGGCGATCGGCGCCATAACGCCATCTACGACAACACCGGCACGCGCAGTCTGCGCATTCTGGCCGCCGGCATGATGGCCGGCATGACCAGCCCGGCGCGCCCGTGGTTTCGCCTGGCCACCGCTGATCCCGAGCTGATGAAGTCGAGCGCCGTCAAGACATGGCTGTCCGACAGCACGCGACTGATGCTGGACGTGTTCCAGCGCTCCAATACCTACCGCGCGCTGCATGCCATGTACGAGGAATTGGGGGCCTTCGGCACCGCCGCCTGCATCATCGCCGACGACTTCGAGGACGTGATCCGGCTGTTCCCGCTCACCGCTGGGGAATACGCCATCGCCACCGACTACCGCGGCGAGGTGTGCACGCTGTTCCGCGAGTTCCAGATGACGGTCAGCGCCATGGTCAAGGAGTTCGGCCGCGAGCAGTGCAGTGCCATGGTCCAGAGCATGTACGACCGTGGCACGTTGGACGCCTGGGTGACGGTGGTGCACGCCATCGAGCCGCGCGCCGACCGCGACCCGACCAAGCGAGACGGCCAAAACATGGCGTGGCGCTCGATCTACTTCGAGCAGAGCGGCGACCGCGGCCAGGTGCTGCGCGAATCCGGCTTCACCAAGTTTCCGGCCTTGGTGCCGCGCTGGGCCACCGCCGGCGGCGATATCTACGGCAACAGCCCGGGCATGGAATCCCTCGGCGACATCAAGCAGCTGCAGCACGAGCAGTTACGCAAGGCGCAGGGCATCGACTACATGACCAAGCCGCCGCTGCAGGTGCCGACCAGCATGAAGAACCGCGATGTCGACACGCTGCCCGGCGGCGTGTCGTTCGTCGACCCGGCCAACCCGAACGGCGGCATTCGTACCTCGTTCGAGGTGCGGCTCGATCTGAGTCACCTGTTGGCCGACCTGCAGGACGTGCGCCAGCGCATCAGCAGCGCGTTTTATGCCGACCTGTTCCTGATGCTGGCCAATAGCTCCAACACCAACATGACCGCGACCGAAGTGGCCGAGCGCCACGAGGAGAAGATGTTAATGCTGGGGCCGGTGGTGGAACGACTGCAAAACGAGCTGCTCGATCCGCTGGTGGACATGACCTTCGAGCGGCTGCTGTCGACCGGCGTGCTGCCGCCTCCCCCGGAAGAATTGCACGGCCAGCCGCTGAACGTCGAGTACGTCAGCGTGCTGGCGCAAGCGCAACGAGCTATCGGCACCAACAGCGTGGATCGCTTCGTCGGCAACCTGGGTGGGGTGGCGCAGTTCAAGCCGGAGGTGCTGGACAAGTTCGACAGCGACGAGTGGGCCGACGCCTACAGCGACATGCTCGGCATCGACCCGCGCCTGATTGTGCCATCCGACAAGGTCGCCGCCGTGCGCCAGCAGCGCGCCCAGGCCCAGGCCCAAGCCGCGCAAGCCGAGCGTGCCAATCAAGTGGCCGATACCGCGCAGAAGCTCGGCAACACGCCCACCACCGGAGGCAACGCTGCCAGCGACATCCTGTCGGCGTTCTCCGGCTACACCTCAGGAAGCTAAGCCATGGCTAGTCCCGATTACCGCTATTTCGGCCATCCTGCCGCCATCTCGGACGTGGTGGACTTGGAGGGCAATGCCCGCGTCAACATCTCGACCAGCTCCACCGGGGCACAAAGCGCCGCGCTGGAGGAGGGCATCTATGACGTGTGGAGCGACGTTGATTGCTATCTCAAAGTCGCCACGACCGCCAACGACGTGACCACGTCCAACGGCTACCTGCTGCGCGCCAATAACACCATCCCGGTGTTCGTGCGGCGTAATTCCAAGATCGGCGTGATCCTCGCCTCGGGCACCGGCACGCTGTCTTATCACCTGATCGGGTAAGCCATGCGCCAACGACAAAACAATAGCGTCGCCGCTGCCGGAACCCAGCAGCTGCTGTTCATCAAACGTGGCGCGAACCTGCAAAGCACGGCCGATCAAGCGCTGACCAAGCAGTTCTCCGGCACCAACTACGTCATCACCAAGGTGCTGGCCGTCACCAAGAGCGGCGGCGCGACCGTGGCCTGTGCCGGCGGGCTCTACACTGCCGCCAGCAAGGGCGGATCGGCCCTGGTTGCCGCCACCCAGTCGTGGCTGGGCGCCAGCGCCGCCGGCAAGGCGGTCGACGCCACGCTCGCGGCTGTAGTCGGCACCGACGTGCAGAGCGCCACGCCGATTTTTAGCCTGACCACCGGCTCGACCGCCGCCGCCACCGCCGATCTGTTCGTGTTCGGCCTGATCGTTGACTAAAGGGGAATGACATGGCTCTCGTGAGCATGAAAACCGGCAATGACGACTATGTGGACAGCGGCCCCAACCCGTATGGCTACGGACTGTGCATCCGACTGAACGACGAGCAGTGCGCGGCGCTCGGCATCACCGAGCCGCTCAAGGCCGGCAGCGTGGTGATGCTGACCGCCCATGCCTTCGTCGCCAGCGCGACGCAGTCGGTGGAGGGTGACAGCGACGACGCCGGGCCGGACGTCTGCATGGAACTGCAGATCACCGACCTGAGTCTCGGCAGCACTGGCAAGACCGACGGCGAGCGCGCCTCGCTGCTGTACGGCGATTAAGCCAGGTGTGCGTACTCGCGCCCCCCGGTCTTATCGTTTCTGCATGACTCAAGATTCCCATTTCGATCCACTCGATACCCAAGCCCAGCAACGCGCTCGCGATGATGCGGCCGATCGCGCCCGTCTCGCAGCTGATCTGGAGGCCAAGGACATCGTGTGGCTGATGGGGAACAAACGCGGCCGCCGCATCATGTGGCGGCTGCTGGAAAAAACCGGCGTCTATCGCTGCTCGTTCACCGGCAACAGCACGACCTTCTTCAACGAAGGCCAGCGCAATGTCGGACTGATGCTCACGGCACAGATCCACGAGCACGCGCCGGACGCCTACGCACTGATGCTCAAGGAGCGACGCGAACATGAGTGACACGCTGATGACGGCCGACGCAACCACCACTGGTTCGGCAGACCAGCAGACGGCTTCCACGGAAACGGAAACCGATGCCGCCACCACGGAAGCCAACCAGCAGCAAAGCGCCACCACCGAGGACGGCACCGACACCAGTACCGAAACCAAGACGGACGGTGATGGAACGGATGGCGATACCGTCAAGACCGGCGCGCCGGAAGCCTACACCGAGTTCACGATGCCGGACGGCGTCACGCTGAGCGACGACCTGACCGGCCAGATCAAGGACTTCGCCAAGCGCAGCAACCTGACCCAGGAGCAGGCGCAGGAACTGGCCACGCTGGCTGCCGAACGCAAGGCGGGCGACAGCAAGGCGGCGCAGGAAGCGGCCACCCAAGCGGTTGAGCAGGCCAAGGCGCAATGGATGGCCGACGCCAAGGGCGATAAGGAATTCGGCGGCGACAAGCTCGGCGAGAACCTGTCGTTCGCCAAGAAGGCGCTCGACCAGTTCGGCACCCCGGAATTGCGCACGTTGTTGGATGAGTCTGGACTGGGCAATCACCCGGAAGTGATCCGGTTGATGGTCCGGGCGGGCAAGGCAATCAGCGAGGATCGCATCGTCACCAGTGGTCAGGCGTCGCCCGGCCAACGTGACGCGGCGAAAGTCCTCTACCCGAATCAGTAAAGGAGTAAGACCCTATGGCAACCCTGCCGAAAGCCGGCGCCGTCACCCTGCTGGACGTCGCCAAGTCGCTCGACCCGGACGGCAAGACCTCGACTGTGGTCGAACTGCTGAACCAGAGCAATGAAATCCTCACCGACATGCTGTGGATGGAAGGCAACCTGCCGACCGGCCACCGCACCACCATCCGTACCGGACTGCCGACGGCGGTATGGCGTCAGATGTACCAGGGTGTGCCGCCGAGCAAGTCGGTGCGCGCCCAGATCGACGACGCCTGCGGCATGCTGGAAACCCGCGCCGAGGTCGACAAGGACATCGCCGAGCTGAACGGCAACAGCGGCGAGTACCGCTTGTCCGAAGCGCAAGCGTTCCTCGAGTCGATGAACCAGACCATGGCGCAGACGCTGTTCTACGGCGACACCACCGTCAACCCGGAGCGCTTCATGGGCCTGGCACCGCGCTACTCGTCGCTGTCGGCGGGCAACGCGCAGAACATCATCGACGCCGGCGGCACCGGCTCCGACAACACATCGGTGTATCTGGTGGTGTGGGGCAAGAACACCATCAGCGGCATTTTCCCGAAGGGCTCGAAGGCCGGCTTGCAACACGAGGACCTCGGCCTGATCGACGCCTTCGACGGCAGCAACAACCGCTACCGCGCCTACGCCGACCACTGGCAGTGGAAGTGCGGCGTGTCGCTGCGCGACTGGCGCTACGTGGTGCGCATCGCCAACGTCGACGTGTCCGATCTGGTCGGCCAGACCGGCACCCAGGCCACGACCGCCAGCACCATGCTGATCAAGCTGATGCTGAAGGCGATGGCGCGCATCCCGTCGATGGGCATGGGCCAGCCGGTGTTCTACGCCAGCCGCACCGTCAAGGAGATGCTGTCGATCTCGGCGCTGGACAAGTCGCAGAACGCGCTGTCGATCACCGATGCCGTGAACCAGTTCGGTAGCGTGAACCCGGGCAGCGTGGCCGGGTCCGGTGCCGGCATCAGTGGTGGCACGCTGAAGTTCTTCGGCGTTCCGGTGCGCACCGTCGACCAGCTGCTGGCTACCGAAGCCCGCGTCGTGTAACCAGGAGACCACGACATGATTCTCGATTCGCAAGAAATCTTCTCGGCGGCGCAGGCGGTCACCTCGACCGGCGATACCGCATCCACCAACGTGCTGGATACCCTGGCGGCGCAGGACGAAGGCGTCGGCCATTCGGTCTATCTGGTGTGCCAGGTCAACACCACCGCCACCTCGGGCGGCTCGGCCACCGTGCAGGCGGTGTTGCAGACCTCGGCGGACAACTCCAGCTGGAGCGACGTGGCGGCCGGTGCCGCCGTCGCGGTGGCCTCGGTCACGGCCAAGACGCAGCTGTTCCGTACCAAGCTGCCGCTCGGCTTGCAGCGTTACGTCCGCGTGGTATGGCGTGTCGGCACCGCGGCGCTGACCGCCGGCAAGTTCGACGCCTTCCTGACCATGGACATCCAGCAGAGCACGCCGTATGCCTCTGGCTTCAGCGTGTCCTAACCGGGAGTGAACGATGGCTATCACAGTGGAAGCCACCCAGCGTGGCTATTACGGCAACCTGCGCGAGCCGGGCGACCGGTTCGATATCGTCGACAAACAGGCGTTCAGCACCAAGTGGATGCGGCGCGTCAGCGACAAGGCTACGGCTGAGGTGGTGACGCTGCCGGTCGAGCCGACACCAGAAGGCGACGCCGCGCTGAATTGAGCGTGGCAGCCATAACCACGGGGCCTGATGGCCCCGTTTTTGCGAGAAGAAAGGAGCCGGCATGGCTAGTGATGTCGAAATCGCCAACCTGGCCTTGGCGCACCTTGGCGACGACGCCACGGTGGCCAGCCTCAACCCGCCCGAGGGTAGCGCGCAGGCCGAGCATTGCGCCCGCTTCTATCCGCACGCCCGCGACGTGCTGCTCGAGATGCACGACTGGAACTTCGCCACCGTGCGCGTTCAGCCGGCCCTGGTCGCCGATGCCGTCACCGGGACGTGGCTGTACGGCTACGAGGGGCCCAGCGACGCGGTGCGGCTGCTGGCCGTGCTGGCACCCAATGGGCAGGACGATCAACCGCAAGACTTCGTGGTCGAGACCGACGCGACCGGCCGCGACCTGATCCTGACCAACCAGGCCGATGCCGTGCTGCGCTACACGCGCTACGTGACCGACACCGCCAAGTTCTCGGTGCTGTTCGTCGACGTGCTGTCGTTGCTGCTGGCGTCGTATCTGGCCGGGCCGGTGATCAAGGGCTCGGAAGGCCGCGCCGAGTCGGAACGCCTGAAGAAGGAAGCGTCGGCGATGCTGGCGGCGGCCTCCACCTCCGACGCCAACCAGCGCCATTTCCACCCGACGCACACCGCCTCCTGGATCGGGGCACGCTGACATGGCCATGATCCGCACCGTGTCGACCTCGTTCTCGGGAGGCGAGGTCACGCCGGAATTCTTCGGCCGCATTGACGACGCCAAGTACCAATCGGGGCTGGCCGCCTGCCGCAACTTCATCCTGTTGCCGCATGGCCCGGCCGCCAACCGCCCCGGCTTCGAGTACGTGCACACCGTCAAGGACAGCACCAAGCGCACCCGTTTGCTGCCGTTCACCTTTTCCACCACGCAGACCTTCGCCATCGAGCTGGGGGCCGGCTATTTCCGCTTCCACACCAACGGCGCCACGCTGATGGCGGGCTCGCCGGCGGCCTGGTCCGGCGCGACCGCCTATGTGGTCGGCGATCTGGTGACGTCCGGCGGTGTGCGCTATTACTGCACCGCCGCGCACACCAACCACGTGCCGCCGAACACCAGCTACTGGTACGCACTGCCGGCCAGTGGCGAGTACGAGATGCCGAACGGCTATGCCGAAGCCGACCTGTTCGATATTCATTACGTACAGTCGGCCGACGTGCTGACGCTGGTGCACCCGAATTACCCGCCGGCCGAACTGCGCCGGCTCGGTGCCACCGACTGGACGCTGACCAACATCAGCTTCGTGCCGCCGCTGTCGGCCCCTACCGGCGTTGCCGCCACCACCACCGGTTCCGGCTCGACGACCTATGCCTACGTGGTCACCACAGTGGGCGACAACGGCATCGGCGAGTCGCTGGCGTCCTCCTCGGCCAGCTGCACCAACAACCTGCTGACCACCGGCAACTACAACACCATCACCTGGTCGAGCGCCAGCGGCGCCAAGCGCTACAACGTCTACAAGCAGGACAATGGCCTGTACGGCTATATCGGCCAGACCGATGGGCTGACCTTCAAAGACGACAACATCGCCGCCGACATCTCGCAAACGCCGCCGGAGCTGAATAACCCGTTCAGCGGCGCCGGGAATTACCCTGGGGCGGTGTCGTACTTCGAGCAGCGCCGCTGCTTCGCCGGCACCATCAACAAGCCGCAAACGCTGTGGATGACCCGCTCCGGCACCGAGTCGAATCTGGCCTACTCGATCCCGACGCGCAGCGACGACGCCATTACCTTTCGGGTCGCGGCGCGCGAGGCCAACACCATCCGCCACCTGGTGCCGCTCAACAACCTGGTGCCGCTGACCAGTTCAGCGGAATGGCGCGTCACCAGCGTCAACAGCGACGCCATCACCCCGACCTCGGTCGCGGTGCGGCCGCAGTCCTACATCGGCGCCAACGGTGCGCAGCCTATCATCGTCAACAACAACGTGCTGTACGCGGCGGCGCGCGGCGGCCACATGCGCGAACTGGCCTACAACTGGCAGGCGTCCGGCTACGTGACCGGCGATCTGTCGCTGCGCGCGCCGCACCTGTTCGACGGCAAGGATGTGGTGGACCTGACCTACGCCAAGAGCCCGTACCCCATCGTCTGGGCCGTCAGCTCCGACGGCACCCTGCTCGGACTGACCTACGTGCCCGAACAGCAGGTGGGCGGCTGGCATCGCCACGATACCGACGGCGTGTTCGAGTCGGTCACGGCGGTCGCCGAAGGTAGCGAGGACGCGCTGTACGCCATCGTTCGGCGCACCATCAACGGCGCCTCGGTGCGCTACGTCGAACGCATGCGGCCGCATCTGTTCGGCACGCTGCCCAATGCCTTCTTCGTCGACGCCGGGCTGACCTACAACGGCACTCCCGCCTCCACGCTCAGCGGGCTGAGTCATTTGGAGGGCAAGACCGTCAACATCCTGGCAGACGGCGCGGTGCACCCGCCGCGGGTGGTCACCAGCGGCCAGATAACGCTGGATCAGGCCGCCTCACTGGTGTCGGTCGGACTGCCGATCACCGCAGACCTACAGACGCTGCCACTGTCGTTTCAGGTGATGGGCTACGGCCAGGGCCGACCGAAGAACGTCAACAGCGTCTGGCTGCGCGTCTACCAGTCGAGCGGTATCTTCGCCGGGCCGTCCTTCGACAAGCTGACCGAAGCCAAGCAGCGCACCACCGAACCCTACGGTACGCCGCCTGCATTGAAGAGCGAGGAAATCAAGATCGTGGTCACGCCCTCGTGGTCCGACAGCGGCGCGCTGTGCGTGCGCCAGTCCGATCCGCTGCCGCTCACCGTGGTGTCGCTGAGCATGGAGGTCTCGGTCGGCGGCTAGGTGTGCGTAGGAATTCCCCACGGCGCTACAGTCCCGACATAAGGGATACTCCGCCGAGGGGATTTATGGGCTTTTCTGCCGCGACTAACGCTAGTGCCGCCTCCGCTGGTTCGGCCTCCACTGGTTCGACTGCCGCCGCCGGTTCGTCAGGCCTGGGCACGGCCTCGCTCGGCTTCATGGTGGCCGGCATGGCGTCGTCCATGATTGGCAGTTATTACGGCGCCCAGGCGCAAAAATCGACGCTGGCGTTTCAGGCGTCGATGAATGACATCAACGCGCGCATCGCCGAGAAGAACGCGCAGCAAACCATTCTGGCCGGCCAGCGTCAGGAGCAAGCGACGCGACTGCAAACGGCGTCGCTGAAAAGCGATCAACGCGCCGCCATGGCCGCCAACGGCATCCAACTCGGCGAGGGCACCGCCGCCAACGTCATTGCCAGTACCGACGTGCTGGGTGAGATCGACGCCAACACTGTGGCGATGAACGCGCTGCGCCAAGCTTGGGGCTACCGTACCCAATCCACCAACTACGGCAATGAGGCATTGATGCAGCGCGCCGCTTCCGGCGCCATCAGTCCCGGTATGAGCGCGGCCACCTCGCTGCTCGGCAGCGCCGGCTCCGTGGCGCAGTCGTGGTATCAGATGAACAAGACTGGAGCGCGCTGATGCCGATCGTTCCCACCTACGGCGCGGCCCCGCGCGTCGCTACCTCTGGCGGTTTCGATGGCGCACTCAGCGGTGGAGACGACCGTTCCGCGCAGATCGGCGCACAGCAGACCGCCAACCTCGGTGGGGCGCTGACGCAGTCAGGCGAATCGCTGGGCCGTGTCGCCATCGACATGCAGCAGATGGTCAACCAGACCCGCGTCAACGACGCGCAGAATCAGTTGCGCGAAACGATCCTACAGAAGACCTACGACCCGACCAACGGTTATCTGGCGCTGAAGGGCAAGGCCGCGCTCGACCCCGACGACAACGGCCAAGCGCTGCCGGACCGCTACGCCAGTGACGTGCAGAACATCGCCAGCATGATCAGCGACCGGCTCGGCAATGATGCCCAGCGCCGCGAATTCAATCTGCAAGCGCAGAACATGGTGACGCAACTGCGCGGCGACGCCGAACGTCACATGATGGGCGAGTTCGTCGCCTACCATAACTCGGTGCAGGACGGCACTATCGACCTGTCTGCCGAGCAGGCCAAAGCGGCCTGGAACAACCCGGAACGCATTGCCCCGGCGGTCGATTCGATCAAGGCGGCGATCTACCAGAAGGGCCAGTTGAACGGCTGGTCGGCCTCGCAGATCGAGGCGGCCATGCTCAAGACCACCAGCGCCGTGCACAAGGACGTGGTGATGGCCGCGCTGGAGAACAACAACCCGACCTATGCGCTTGGCTACCTGGATCGGCACAAGGCCGACATGTCGGCCGACGACATCCTGCGCGTGCAGGGCCAGGTCAATCAAAGCGTGTGGTCGGCCCAGGCGCTGGGCGCGGTGCAGGTGGCGTCCACCAAACTGCAGACGCAGATCATGCCGGGGGACGCCGACCGCGCCTTTAACATCGCACTGGGCACCGAGTCGGGCAATCGCCAGTTCGACAGCAAGGGCCAGCCGCTGACGTCGCCAAAGGGCGCGATCGGCGCGGCCCAGGTGATGCCTACCACCGCACCGGAGGCGGCCAAGCTGGCCGGACTGCCATGGGACGAAAACCGCTACAAAAACGACGCCGAGTATAACCGGGCGCTGGGTCGGGCCTATTTCAACAAGCAGGTGCAGGACTTCGGCGGCGATTTGGGGCGCGCCTACGCCGCCTACAATGCCGGTCCGGGCGCGGTGAGGGAGGCAATGAAGAAGGCCGAGCGCGCCGGTGATCGGCTGGTGCCGGCCAAGCCAGACGATTATCTGGCCTACCTGCCGAAGGAGACGCAGAACTACGTCGCCAAGAATCTGGCCAAGTACGGCAGCGGCGGCGGAGCTCCGTCCCGTCCCACCGAATCCGACTTCATCAGCACGGCCCTAGAGCAACTGCCGCCGGGGGCCTCGCCGCAAGCGCTGAAGCTGACCCGCGAACAGGCCAAGCAACAATACGACCTGCTCAGCCGGTCGCTGAAGGACTCGGGCGACTCCGCCGTCAGCGAGGCGCAGCAATGGATCATCCAAAACGGCGGCAATTTCACCCAGCTGCCGGTGCCGCTGCGCAGCCGCGTGATGCAGTACGCGCCCGACAAGTACGACAGCCTGATGAAGTTCGCCGGGGAGATCGCCGCCGGGCCGCCGACCAAGACCGACTGGAACACCTACACCCAGCTGCGCGCCATGGCGTCCAGCAACCCGGTTCAGTTCGGCAAGACCGACCTGCGCAGCTACTATCCCCAACTGGCGCCCACCCAGCGCGAGCAGTTGCTGGACCTGCAGATGAAGGCCAAAGACCCCAAGCAGCACGCCGATGTCGCCAGTCTGTCCGAACAGCTGAGCAACGCGCACAACCTGCTGGGGTTTGGCCGTGGCGACGCGGTGAAAAAGGGCCAGTTCGACGATGCCGTGACGCAGCAGTTGGCGGCCGAGACGCGCGCCAAGGGCAAGCCACTGGACTTTGCCGAGCGCGACAAAGTCATCAAGCGCATGATGCTGCCAACCACCGGGGGCGGCTGGTTCAGCACGCCGCGCATGTACCAGTCGGCCGGCACGCCGGACGCGCTCACCGCCCAGCCGAAGCTGAGCGATAATGACCGCACGCTGATTATCGCCGCCCTCAAGGGCGAAGGGCTTCAGCCGACCGAGGCCAACATCCAGGCCCGTTTCAAACTGCGCTACGGAATCCGCTAATGGCGAACCCCTTTTCGATCGAGGCTATCCAGTCCACCAACGACCAGCAGTCCGGCAACCCTTACAGCCTTGACACGATCCAGGGCGACCAGTCCGTGGCGCTGCGCTCGTCGTTAAATGCGGCGCTGCCGTCGAATCCCGATCAGGCGGCCAAGGCGCTGCAGTTGTCGCGTGCTACCGGGCTGGCGCCGGGCGCGGTCGAGGCCAATTTGCCCGAGGTCGCGCACTCGGCCGCGCTGGACGCGTACGAGCAGATGCTGGCCGGCGCGCCGACAACGCGCCAGTTCCTGACGGTACCGGACAACGCCAAGCTGGCACATGACGACGTCGAGAATCTGACCGGACTGGAGCGCATCGTCGCACCCGCCGTCAGCACCTTGCGCGCCATCCCCGCCGGCTTGCAGAAGATTGCCGCGAACCTGGTCTACGGGGTGCCGGAGTCGTTGATGAGCTTGGGCAGCCAGTACATCGGCCAGCCGTTGGTCGGCACCTTCCTGCCGGAAGACCCGTTCGCGCGTGGACAGGCGGCTTTCAATCGCTGGCGCAAGAGCGGTGAGCAGGTGGGCGAGCAGATCGCCGGGGCGCAGCCGCAAGGCTTCGTGGCGCGCTCGATCAATTCTGGCGCCGAGTCGTTCGGCCGCATGCTGCCCGGGCTGGCGGCCGCCGTGGTCACCAAGAACCCGGCCTACGCCATCGGTGCCGGCGCGCTGGATCAAGGCAACCAGTCGATGCTGCGCGGCCTGGAGGAGGGATTGAGCCCGACGCAATCGCTCGCCTATGGGCTGCAGGACGCCACCGCCGAGGCCGTGACCGAGAAAATCCCGATAGGCCGGCTGATCAAGGATTTGCATGCGGGCGCGTCCGTGTGGAAAACCCTCGGCCACCAGATCCTGACCGAAACCCCGACAGAGATGGTCGCCACCGCTTGGCAGAACTTCAACGAATGGGCCAACCTGCACCCGGAAAAGACGCTGAGCGATTACCTCGGCGAGCTGCCCGAGGCCGAGGCGCAAACCGTCTTGGCAACGATCACTACCTCGGTGCTGAGTGCCGGACTGGGCAAGGGGGCCTATGCTCTGGCACACCGCGCCGAACAGCGCCGCATCGACGCGCAACAGGCCGAGCAGAACGCGCAGGCGCTGACGGCGCTCGATCAATTGGCGCAGGCCAATAAGACGCGCACCCGCGACGCGCAGACGTTCCAGTCGTTCATCGCGCAGGCGGCGGAGCAGGGTCCGGTGCAGGATGTCTACCTATCGGCCAACGATCTGGCGCAATCCGGCGTGGACCCGGCCAAATTGGCCGCGGCGTCACCGTCGGTCGCCGCACAACTGCCCACCGCCGTCGCCACCGGGGGCGACGTGCGTATCCCGGTCGAGGAGTTCGCCACCACCGTCGCCGGCACCGACTTGGCGCAAGGCCTGATCCCGCATCTGCGCACCGACCCGAACGGGTTCAGTCAAGCGCAGGCGCAGCAATATTTCCAGGGTGATGGTGAGCAACTGCGCCAGGAGGTGGAGCAGGTGCTGACCGAGAAGCAGCAGGATGACGCCTTCAAGGCCTCGCGCGACGCCGTGCGCGATGACTTCCAGCGGCAACTCGATAGCGTCGGACGCTTCACCAAGGACGTGAACAAGGCCTATGCCACGCTGGCGGCCAACTTCTACGCGGTGACCGCCGCCAAGCTGGGCATCACGCCACAGGAGATGGCCGAGCGCTACCCTCTGCGCGTGCAGGCTGAGGCGCTGCCCGGGGCGAAGGTGCTGGAGCAGGAGGAGCGTCCGGCTGGGAACTTGGCCGCGCAACTGGAAACCGAGCATGAGGGGCTGAAGCTTGACCTGTTGGATGGTAGGGCGGGTAAGCCATGGGTCTTATCGCGTATTGTCGTACCGGAAGGCGAACGCAGCAGTGGCATCGGATCCGAAGTAATGCAGCGCATTGTCGACGCGGCCGATACAGCCGGGCGAACCGTGGCGTTGACGCCCTCCAGCGACTTTGGCGGCAACAAGAAACGGCTGACCGAGTTCTATAAGCGCTTCGGTTTCGTCGAGAACAAGGGTAAGAATAAGGACTACGAAATCAGCGAGGCGATGTATCGGTCGCCGAAAAATCTGGCAGTCCAGCAGGACGGTCAAGGCGAACTGCAACAGAAGCAGCGCGGCAGCATCAGCCTGCCGGACGATATCACCCAGTCGCCCAGCGTCATCACACTGCTGAAGGACGCCGACGCCTCCACCTTCTTCCACGAGATGGGGCATTACTTTCTGGAGGTCTACCACGACGTTGCCAGCCGCGAGAATGCGCCGCAGGAAATCAAGGACGACCTGAATGCCGTGTTCGGCTGGTTCGGCGATGGCCTCGACGCCGCCAAGTGGTCGGCCATGACGCTGGACGAGAAGCGCCCCTATCACGAGCAGTTCGCGCGCGGTTTCGAGGCCTTCCTGTTCGAAGGCAAGTCGCCGTCGGTCGAGATGCAGGGGCTGTTCACCCGCTTCCGCGCCTGGTTTCTCAACGTCTATCGCTCGCTGACGGCGCTGAATGTCGAGCTGAGCGACGAGGTGCGCGGCGTGTTTGGCCGCATGCTGGCCAGCAGCGACGCCATCCAGCAGCAGGAAGCCTTGCAGGCCTTCGCGCCGATGTTCGCCACCGCCAGCGAGGCCGGCATGAGCGACGCGCAATTCAAGGCCTATCACGAACAAGGCGTCGAGGCGACACAGGACGCCATCAGCAAGCTGGAGACGCGCAGCCTGAAGGACATGCAGTGGCTGTCCAATGCGCGCAGCAAGCTGTTGCGCCAATTGCAACGCGACGCCGCCGAGAAGCGCAAGGCGGTCCGCCAGGAGGTCGAGCCGGAGGTGATGGCCGAGCCGGTCAACCTGGCGCGCCGCTTCCTCAAGCGCGGCGAGGTCGAGCAGAACGGCGAGGTGATCAAGGCCGAGAGGGGGGCCAAGCTATCCATTGCGGCGCTGAAGGAGATGTACCCGGAAGGGGCCTTGGCCGATCAGCCGGATTGGCGTGCGCTGGGCTACGGCAAGTACGGCATGCTGGCCGAGGAGGGCCTGCATCCCGACGCAGTGGCAGCGATCTTCGGCTTCGACTCGGGCGACCAGCTGGTCCATGCGCTGCTGACCGAGCCGCCGGCCAAGGACCGGATCACGGCGCTGACCGACCAGCGCATGCTGGAGCGCTACGGCGACATCAATTCGCCGGCGGCCTTGGCGCGCGCCGTCGATGAGGCGATCCATAACGACCTGCGGACCCGCTTCATCGTCACCGAGGCCAACGCCCTGGCCGATGCAGTGGGCAAGCCGCGCCTGGTCGCCGCCGCCGCCAAGCAGTTCGCCGAGCAGGTCGTGTCGCGGCTGCGCGTGCGCGACCTGAAGCCGGGCCAATTCACCAACGCCGAGGCGCGCGCCGCCCGGGCGGCCGAGAAGGCGCGCAAAGTGGGTGATCTCGCTACGGCCTCCACCGAGAAACGCAATCAGGTGTTCCAGAACCTGGCTGCCAAGGCGGTGCTCGAGACGCGCACCGAAGTCGACAAGGCCGTGCGCTACCTGAAAAAGTTCGAGCGCAGCGGCACGCGCCAGAATCTGCGCGGCGAGTTCCTGGCGCAGCTGGATGAGCTGCTGGCGCGTTTCGACCTGCGCTCCAGCCAGAGCCTGACGGCGATTGATCAGGCCAAGCGTCAGGCGCTGGCCGACTGGATGCAGCAGGAGGCCGAACGGCTGGCCGCGCCGACGCCGGAACTGGCTGGCTTCGTGCTGGACGAGACCTACCGCAAGAGCTACAAGGACCTGACCGTCGAGGAATTGCGCGGATTGCGTGACAGCGTCAAGCAGCTGGAGCATCTGGCGCGCCGCGAACAGCAGGCCTACCTGGCCCAGCGCAACATGACCATCCAGCAGGAGGTCGCGGCCGGTGTGGCCGAGATGCAGGCGGCCTATCCCGAGGCCTTCGACGGCGATGATCTGCCGGTGTTGCCGTCACCGCTGGGGCACCAGTACGCGCCGAAACTGGCCCAGTCGCTGGCCGACTCCGGTGGCCGGCTGAAAGCCGAGTTCCTGCCGATGGAGACGCTGGTGGACCTGCTCACGGCGGGGCGGTTCGGCCAGTTGCACGACTCGCTGTTCGGCCGAATCAGTCACGCCTCGGACCATAAGGCCGAACTGGCCGGGCAAATCCGCGCGCGGCTGAAGCCGGCCTATGACGCGTACACGCTGCGCGAAAAGCGCGATTTCGCCCGTAAGGAAATCCCCGGCACGCGCATGACGCGCGAGAACCTGCTGATGCTGGCGCTGCATTACGGCAACGTCGAAGGGCGTCAGCGGCTGGCCTCGCAGGGGTTCAACGACCTGATCGTCGGCCAGTTGCTGCGCCACCTGAGCGACAAGGACATGAACCTGGCCGAGGCGATCTGGTCGCTGAACGACGACTTCATCTGGCCGCAGTATCAGGCCCTGAACGAGCGCACGCGCGGCATCGCGCCTCCCAAGGTGCAGCCGGCGCCGATGACGATCAACGGCCGCACGCTGCAGGGCGGCTACGTCAAGCTGGTGTACGACGCGCAGTTCGATGAGGCCACGCGCGGACGCGACAGCATGGACGACGCGATGGCGATGATCGCCGGGCGCAGTGGCGGCACTGCCAAGACCAACCAGGGCAGCAGCACGCAGCGCATCGACGAGCTGTCACGCATGCCCCTGCTGGAATTGCGCGCGGTCGGCCAGGCGGTCAACGAGCATATCCACGATATCGCCTATCGCGAGGCGGTGGCCGACATGGTACGCCTGCTGCGCGAGCCGAAGCTGCGCGATGCGATCAAGGCCGTGTCCGGCAATGCCGTCTATACCGAGTTGCTGGCCAAGGTCAATGAGGTGGCGGCCAGGCCGATGGACCCGTCCGGGGCCGTGCTGAAGGGCTTGAACCTGGCGCGCAAGAACACCACCATCGTGCTGATGTCGGGGGTCAAGACCGCGCTAGTCAACTACTCTGGCCTGATTCCGGCGCTGACGCGGGTCAATGCCGGCGCGCTAACCAAGGCCGTCGCCAAGGTGCACAGTCCTCGTGGGATGCAGATGATCCGCTTTGCCGAAGAAAAATCCAGCTACATGCGTGAGCGCAACAACGCCTTTACCAGCGATCTGCAGCAGCAGATGGACAGCCTGACGGTGAAGAGCCAGATCCTGCCGAGCATGAGCAGCTTCCTGATCCTGATGCGCATGGTGGACCGCATGACCTCGACCAGCGTCTGGCTGGCGGCCTACGAGGATGGCAACAAGCGCTTCAGGCTCGACGACGGCACGCCGGATGAGGCGCGCGCCATCGAGTACGCAGACAGTGTCACCCGCACCACGCAGGGCTCGGGGCGCGACGTGGATACCTCGAAAATCCAGACGCGGTTCGGGCCGTGGTCAAAGCCGTTCCTGATGTTCTACAGCTATTTCAACAGCCAGGGCGCGCTGCTGGTTCGCCAGGGCGTGATTTCCGAACGCGCCTGGGCCAACGGTGACCGCGTCAAGGCGGTCGGCCTGTTCGCGGCGTCCTACCTGGCCATCGTGGTGGTGCCGGCGTTGATCAATGATATCGCCGCGGGCAAGTGTGACGACGCCATCAGCGGCAATGAGGGCTGGACCCGCTGCACGGCCAAGGCCATCGCCATGAACATGGCCGGCTTCGTCCCGGTGGTGCGTGACATGGCCCCCTATGTGTGGGGCACGATCGACGACAAGGAGCCGAATTTCGGACTGCGCATGACCGCTCTGACGGCCTACTTCGAGGGCATCGGCAAGGGCATCGGCTCGGCCGTCAAGGCGGCTCAAGGCGAGGCGGGTGACACGGACACAAAGAACATTTTCATGGGCATGGCCTTCGCCCTGGGCTTGCCCGGCCTGCTGATGTGGAACGCGATCACCGGCACCAAGGAATTCGCCGACGGAGAGGCGGGGCCGCAAGCCATCGTATTCGGCGCCCCAAAGCACTAGGTGTGCTTACTCGATAGCCTGACTCCGACAATGGGGTCAGGCTATTGAGGGCATGTCCATGACCATTTCTTCCGAAACGCGCAAGGCCGGTCCGTTCTCCGGCAACGGCTCGACCACCGCCTTCCCGTTCACGTTCAAGGTGTTCGCCGCCAGTGATCTGCTGGTGGTGCGCACCGATCCGACCGGCGCCGAAACCACGCTGGTGCTGACCACCGATTACACCGTGGCGCTGAACGCCGACCAGAACGCCAGCCCGGGCGGGACGATCACCTACCCGGCCTCGGGCTCGCCACTGCCGACCGGCTATAAGCTGACCGCGACCAGCGCGGTCGCCAACCTGCAGCCGGTGGACCTGACCAACAACGGCGGGTTCTACCCGGCCGTGATCAATACCGCGCTGGATCGGCTGACCATCTTGTGCCAGCAGATCGCCGAACGGGTCTCGCGCAGCGTCAAGCTGGCCATCTCCGCACCGGTCGGGGTTGATACCCAATTGCCGGCGCCGGTGCCATACAGTCTGATCGGGTGGAATGCGGCCGGAACCGGGTTTCAAAACGCTGACCCGACCTATTCGACCGCGCTGGCAACGGACCTCGCCTCCACCGACCCTGCCAAGGGCGTCGCCCTGGTCTACGGGGCCGGTCGCGTCGTCGCCAGCATCACCGCCCTGCGTGCCTTGCCGAAAACCGGCTCGCCGAACGTGTTTGTCACCAGTTATTACGGTGATGGACTCGGCGGCGGCGGCGCGTATTACTACGACGCGGGCGATACCACCTCGGGTGCCTATTTCACCGGGTCGATTTCCGGCACCACGCTGACAGTCTCAGCGGTCACCAACGGCACGCTGGTGGTAGGGCAGCTGGTGTCCAGCGCGACCACGGCGGCGCGCACATATATCACCGCGCTCGGCACCGGCACCGGCGGCACCGGCACCTATACCGTGTCGGTATCGCAGACCGTCGCCAGTGGCGCGATGGGGGCCGACAACGGCGGCACGGTCATCGTGGCGTCCGATGGCGGCCGGTGGAAACTAGCCGACACCAAGATGCTCAGCCTTAGGCAATTTGGTGCAAAAGGAGACGGTGCGACAAACGATTATCCGGCAGTATCGGCATGGACAGCTGAAATACTGAATTCCGGTAAAAAAGGTTACGCGCCGGCAGGTCGTTACAAACTCACTTCTGCATGGGTGATTGATTTTGCAGCATGCTCAAGTCTCGGCCTGACAATCGAAGGCGACGGCATGCAGCGCACAATATTTGATCTGACGTCCGTAACCTCTGGGGTGCCATTTCAGGTTGAGGACAGCAATGGCGCAACTGGTGGCGACACATTCTATGTGTCGATGTCAGATTTTGGCGTCCTGACCAATATCAATGGCACCGCCGCTGCGCTTGGTAAAAACGATTTATCTGACGCTCTCAACGCCTGCATCTTCGGGCCGCTTTATTTTGCCAACGCCTCAACCGGCGCAAGTGCATGCGCACTGGAAATCAATGGTGTTTATCAGTCGCAATTGAACGTGACGGCCAACTGTAGCGGATCATCAGCTAATGGTGATTCCGTGCGTGTACGCCAGATGCAATTCAGCACGCTGACCGGGTCAGGAGGGAATGGCACGAACAGCCTGCATTTCACCGGAGGTTATTCATTCGGCAATACGATCCTTAATTTCGACGCAGAGGAAGTGGCAAAATGCGTTCTGATTGATGTGTCTACCGCCAGCTCCAATACGTTTATCGGAGGTCAACTGTCATGGTCCGTGGCCGGTATTGATGCCACTGCTGGCAGCAACAATATTTTCGTCAATCCGAATTTCGGCAGCGGTGGGACCAAGGTGCTTGGCAGTACAGGCATCGCCGTAATTGGCGATGGCAAAGGATATGGCACATTAGTACTGCCAAATACCACAGTCCGCGCTCCAGTCGGTGACGCAGTCAATTCAATCGACGCTATCGCTGGTCAGCAGGCGTCCGAAATATTCCTGCGTGCAAACAGCAAGCGATGGATGCTGCGCATGGATAACTCGAGCGAATCGGGAAGCAATGCGGGATCAAACATTGTTTTGACGCGGTTCAGCGACACCGGGGTTAACCTTGGGGACGTTTGGTACGTTACACGAAGCAATGGGCAAATGACCATTAATAATGTAACGCTAGCTCAAGTTGGTTTCTTCGGTACTGGACCCGTCGCAACGAAACCTACCGTAAGCGGGTCTAGGTCCAGCGGGGCAGCGCTTACGTCTCTATTGGGGGCACTGTCATCGCTCGGGTTAATCAACGATACGACAACCGCCTAAGCAGAGGCGGAAACGTGGCAGATCGCATCACAACGACCGCCGATCACGCTGCCTTGCGCGGTGCAATGTGCGGCTGCATGAAACAACACGAACAAGGATAAATTCATGTCTGAACCGCTAACCGTGGCCGTCAACGCCGCGAGAGAATACGGCATCAACGCCATCCTGATGTTGGCCGGGCTGTTCGGCGCGGCGATCAGTTTCAGCTACATGAAACCGATGACGCGGGGCCAGATCTGGATGACGCTTGGTTCCGGGCTGGTAATGGCGAACTACCTGACCCCGCTGGTGGTCTGGCTCTGCAAAATCCCCGCCGAATTCAGCCTGGGTGCGGCATTCCTCATCGGCTTGTTCGGCATGCCATTGCTACCGGTGACGCTGGCGGCGATCAAACGCAAGCTGGGTGCCGATACGGCGGTAGGAGGCTGATATGGAAACCGCACTGAACGTGATTGCCGGGGCGGTGCTGCTCTATGCCGCGCTGGACCGGCTGAACAACATGGGTCCGAAAACGCGCTTTGTCGTACGCCTGGCGGGCTGGCTGCTGGCCTTGGCGGGCGGGGCGGGGGTGTTATCGATGGTGACGCCGATCCACATGTTGCCGACGCTGGCGATTGCCGGCTCGGCGGCGTGGCTGGTGGCGGATCGACGGGGGGCGAGGTAATGGCACGAATTTCGGAGCAAGAGGCCGGCGGCAAAAACGTGCTGGCGTTCCTGGATATGATCGCGGTGAGCGAGCTGGGCGAGCGGCTGTTGGCAGCCTCGGATGACGGTTACAACGTGATCGTTGGCAGCACGCCCACTTCGCCGGACCTGTTCCCGAGCTACAAGGACCATCCGCGCAAGCGGGTGCCGTTGCCAAAGCTCGGCATCAACAGCACGGCGGCCGGGCGCTACCAGATCCTGGCGTGGATCTTCGATCACTACCGGGAAGCCTTGGGGCTGTCGAATTTCGGCCCGATCAATCAGGACCGCATCGCGCTGCAGCTGATCCGCGAATGCAGGGCGCTGGACGACATCAAGGCGGGGCGGTTTGGTGCGGCGGTGACCAAGTGCAAGAGCCGGTGGGCATCGCTGCCTGGGGCTGGGTACGGGCAGAACGAGCATTCGCTGGTGCACCTGATGGCGGCGTACACGGCGGCCGGCGGGGTGGTAGCATGACGAGCCCCATCCCGCTCCTTTACCGCTGGCTGGCGCTGCTGGCGCTGGCCGTCGCCCTGCTCGGCTTCGGCTGGGTCAAGGGCGCCAGCCACGTACAGGCGCGCTGGGATGACGCCGTGGGGCGTCAGGCGCTGGCGACCGTCCATGTCCAACAGCGCCAGGCTGAGGCCACCGTCAAGGTGGTGACCCAGTACGTCGATCGCGTGCGCACCGTGCATGTTACCGGGGAAACCCTCATCAAGGAGGTGCCCATCTATGTCTCGCCTGATAGCCCTGCTCTGCCTGGCGGTTTCCGCATGCTGCACGACGCCGCCGCCCTCGGTCAGCTTCCCGACCCCGCCCGAGTTGCTGATGCGCCCGCCGTCCCCGCTCAAGATGCTGCCGCCACCGTCGCGGCCAACTACCTCACCTGCCGCGAAAACGCCGAACAGCTGACGGCGCTGCAGTCGTGGATTCGGGAGCAGTATCAGTTGCAATAGCGGAGGGTGCCATGTGGCTGTTCTGGTGGTGGATGTGGGTTGGCCAGCGCCGGAAGCCCGGCACTGGCCCAGTGGTGATTCACGTCGATTTCCGCTCACGCCGTCGGATCAGCCGCGAGCCCAACTCCGGGTCATGATAGGGTGGTGCTTCTCCGATGCCGGCGGCGATGATCAGCAGCATCGCCACGATGATCAGCAGGAGGCACAGCGTCAGCGCGAGAATGGCGATGGAGATATCTGCCATTAATTAGAACTCACCTGGAGCAACTTGAAAACAAGGCACCCCACTGTCGCGCCACATCTTCACAACGCGGTCGCGGTCATCGAATGTAGCCACTAGTCTGCGCCTGTCGTCAGTCATCATATCGTCAAGCCATTTTCGTTTAAGCACATCGTCTGCGGTATAATCGCCTTCGGAGCGCATAGTCAGTATGTCTTGTGTCCCAAAGGCGCTATCAAAGTCACTGGTTACAAAACTTGTGTGCTTCACCAGCCATTCCACGGTCTGATCCCGCACTTCGTCACTGCGCCCACTGAAAACCCACACGTCAGCGAATCTGCGCAAGCTCTCCATAACTCGAAGTACAGGCAAATTTGGCTTGTCATTCACGCATGCGGCATAAAAACCTTTCCAGTCCTGTTTTCCGCGCTCACGCTCAACGAAATGCCGGCGGTGCTCAATAAGGGCCAAAGTTCCATCAAGATCAAAAATGTAAAGTGGTTTCATTGTTTCTCCATAGTCCGTTTTAACATTGCGGCATGCCATACTGAATCTGCTACATCTCAGCATCCGGTGAATTAAGCGATATCACCCACGATGTCGGCCAGCGAGCGCCACGACTGCCACACCTTGAACGTGCTGATCGCCATCACCAGATGCGCGGTCTGCTCATCCAACACGTGCCAGTCCTTCACGCCCTTCAGGTTGAGATAGTCCTCGAGGCGTTTCTTCGCCGCCGCCAACACGACTTCTTCGGCCTTGGTCATGGCAATTCCTTTATTTGACTAGGCTGGCCACGTAGTCCAGCAAGTAGATTTTAGGGGCGAGCCAAATCTTTAGCCAATCGAAGTTATAAAAGAACACTAAGATAAACACTATGCTGCCGACAAACCCAACACCGATAGTGCCCGCCAACCATTCTTCGTGCAAAGCGCCCATTCCTTTATTCTTGGTGCCGGCTTTCACCCAAAGCACCAAGCCGATAAACCATGCGACGCTGAGCGCTTGAGACAGGAAACTACTAACCGCGTGCCATACCAATAGCTGATGGATAACGTCTGGCAATTGTGCTTGCAGGAAACTAGCCGCCGCGTCTGCACCCGCTAGGCTCTTGTTAATCAACGCGGCCAACTCGTCGTTCAATGCAGTGCTTTTCTGTTCCATCTTCAATGCTCCATGTTATTCATCACCATTCCAGCGATGATCGTTCTGCCATTGGCGACCGGCTAGTACCGACCGACTTCCCCGCCGCATGCCTGGCGGCAATCAGCCGGCTTGGCAACGCCCACAGCGATTCCGGCACCACGCTGCGATTGGCCCGCTGGTCGTCGGTGAGACCGACGGGCAGCGACTGGAGGAGCTGTTCCTTCTTCCGCTGCGCCTCCTGGCGCCGCTCCTCGTTCACCTGGCGGCGGAAGCAGCCGCACGAGATGATTTTGCCGCAGGTGACGTCTGACTTGGCCGCTACGCGTTCCTTGCCGCATTCGCACACGAACCGCCAGAACGTGCGCATGTAGCCGCCCTGCTCGCGCGACTCCTCGTAGCGCACGGCGGTGAGCAGGCCGAACTTTTGCCCGCTGATGTCGATGGCACGCATGTCACTCTCCTTTCTCGGTTAGGCCGCCGGCAAAACCGTCGGGGTGAGGCCAGGGTTGCTCTTGAGTCGATATCGGAATTCCGATGTTGCCCCGCTCGTCTGGCGGCTGCATGGCACGAATGGACGACGACAGTTCTTTGGTCAGCATCAGCCCGACATTGCCATCCCAGCGTGCAGGCAGGTTGTCGGACAGGTTCGCCGCCATCTCCCGCGCAGCCTCAAACCCTTGCAGGCGCGCCGCATCACGCTGCTTCCGAAGCTGGTCGATAGCATCGGCCAGCTGGTGCATCATTCTGCCTGCAACCGGCACTTGGTCGTGGTCACCCGTGATCTCGGCGAAGATGCGCAGCTTCTCAATTTTCTCATCGTTGAACATTGGTTTTCTCCATGGCCGCGTCGATGTCTGAATCGCATTCAGACTCCAACAGAATCTCTTCTGACTCATCCATGAAGTGCCGTGGCATTTTCATCACGAGAATTTCTGGCGCTCCTGGTAGCACTTCGATGTCATCGCTTCTCAGCCACCGATACCGCGCTGCATCCCTAGCCATCTCCTTCAGGTATTCAACAAACTCCGGCAGCATGCGCTTGCCGTCATCGCCGACGGCGAACCGAGCTTCGGCTAGCCAGTGCAGTAGACTGGCAATGGTCGCGTCGGCCTTGATTAGCTCGGTGGCATCCTCACTGGCGGACAGTTGGCGCTCCAACTCCTCGACGCGGTCGAGCAGGGCCAGCACGGTGGCGGGGTTGGCCAATTTCATGAACGCCTCGTCCTTCCCCATGTGATCGCCCATCTCTACCGTTCCATCCCATCCGTGAGAACGGATAATGTCTTTGGTGGCCTCAGCCGCCGCCCTGATCTGCTCCGGCGTGTAGCCGGCGTAGGTGGTGGTCATTTGGCACCGCCTTTCTGTTCGGAGGCGCATTGGCAAACTTTGACCTCAGCAGACCACGTTCCATCAAATCGCGGAGCGACAGTGCATCCATCCGCGAGCCATTTGCCAAGAATTTGGCCGGCGTCTTTTCGGTCGGCTCTAATGGTGTCAATCGCACCCACGACGACACCGCATTGGCATGTGGCAACAAATCCGGTTGGCTTTCGCTTCATCACTCACCCCCTTCCAGCTTCGGCGCGGCACGGTCTAGGCGCTCAATCTCGGCCAGGATCAGGGCACCGGCTTTCACTAGATCACGACGGGCCGTGCTTGGCTTCCACCATTTGTAATCCAATGGCCATGCATCGGGGTAAAGCGCCTTCTTGGATAGTTCCGCCCTGTGCGCCCATGCTGCGTAGCAGGATGCCGCCTCGGCAAGTTCGCCGCTGATGTGCACGTCATCGTGCTCCGGAGCCCAGCCCTCGGCCTCAACTTGGCGCTGCCGCTCAGCCAGTACGTCGGTGGCTGCGCGGGTCATGACAGGCGGCTTCGGCGCGGCGGCGAGCATGGCGCGCAATTCGCGTTTCTGCTCCTCGGCATTTTCGAGTTCACCTCCTTGGTCGAACCGGCTGCCAACCAATGACCAAGCGCTGGCGAATACCTTAGCCTGTGTCATCACTTTGTCTATCCACCCATCCGACACGGCCACGGCTGGCGGCTGGGCTACCGTGTCGTGTAGTGGCCATACGCGCAAAATGGCATCGCCTTCGTATTGCAGAAGAAGCTTGCCGGTGTCCTCGGAAATCCATGTTCCATCATCCTTGCGACGGGCAAGCATGGTGCAGATGTCACCTTCCCCATCCCAATTGTCCCGATAGCGGATGGCATACAGCCCAGGTTCCCCCTGCTGCCCCTCGGCTGCGGCGATGGCGGCTTCCGCGTCTGGCAGGCTGCTCAATCTCTCAAACCGACCGCCAGCTTCAATCTCACTCCATGGCGCGATATCACCATTCAGGTGTAAGCCAGCAATGCCTTCGCTCTCTGCCATCAAGCCTTGGATTTCCCCGGTGACATTTTTCAGCGCTGTCAGCAGCCGCTGGTTCACCGGCTCGGGCTGGGCCTGCGACTGGATGCTGTCCACGATGGCGGAGGGGTCGACGCTGGTCATCGCCGTGTATTCTCTGCCGTCGGGACAGTCCCCCCACGCATCAATCATGGCACTCCGCGCCGCCTCAGCCACCTGCATCGCGTCGCGCTGGCAGGACTGGGCTCCGGCCTGATACAGATTCCAGCCGATCTGCATCACCGCGTTCAGGAACGCGCCGTGCTTGTCGCTCCAGAGGTTGGCGACCTTGTCGGGCTCGCCCTGCGTTTCCTCGGCGTAGGCGGCGATGAACACCTCGCGCATGGTCTGGTTGTTCATGCTGTTTTCCTTTCTGCTTGCGCTTCTTCCCGTCCACCCAAAGCGGCCACCAACTCATCCAGCAATTCGCCCAGCTCCTCGACCATCAGGATGTATGTGGCCTCAAACAGCGAGGCTTGATCATCGCCAGCCTGTGCCGCTTCCTCTTGCAACACAGCCAGGAACTGAAGGCTCTTGAGTTGCATCGTATCGGTCAGCACAAAGCGGATGCGCTCACGCCAGATCAGCCCAAGGCGCGTGCACTGCTTGCCGGTGGCAATGTGCTGACGGATTTCATCAGCGGTCAGGTCGTGGCGCTTGGCGCGGACGATGGCCCCTCTCTCGCTGCCGTCCTTCAGCTCGCACTCGGTGTCCAGCTCGAAGCCGGCCGGTGCGTCGCCCTCGGCCAGCCAGGCGGTCATCGCAGCGTGCGGGGCGATCTGGGTACGCGGCAGAGCGGCGGGGAAGGGCGGTAGCGCATCGCGCAACTTGCTCACCAGCGCTTCGGACTTGCTGGCCGTGGCCGTGTCGACCACTAGGTAGCCGCGGCGATTGTCGATGTAGGCCAGCGTCCGACTGGAGCGCGTGAAGGCGCGCGGCAGCAGGTCGTTGGTGATCTGTTCCTTGAGCGCCTGCTTTTCCTTACGCCCGACCTTGCGCAGCTCTTTGGTCTCGATTTCGGCCACCTTGGCGTCTAGTTGTTCGCGGATGATTGCGGCTGGCAGCACCTTGTCTTCGCGCTTGAGCGCCACCAGACCGGTGCCACGGCTGGTGAAGACGGGGCCGTCGACGTGGCTGGCTGGCGACACCCAGCCCTCGGCGAACCAGTCGAGGCCATTGCAATGCTGGAAGGGCTTGGCGTTGAGCCGGTTGGCTAGGATATCGAAGTCGACATCGCCGGGAATGGCGTAGAACGAGGCTTGCTTGATGAACATGGTTGCTCCTGAAAATGGTCAATCGTGGATAGGCTTACCCGGCGTCCATCGGTACAGCGGCTTGCCGTGACGGTAGCCGATGTGACGCCAGTGGCCGGGTGGGGTGTAGAGGTGAATCATCCGGCCACCTTCGCTTCAGCAGAGGCCGCTACTTCCATCACATGCTTGGCGATGGCATGGCAGATCCGGACGAAGTCCGCTTCGTGATACAGCCTGGCTGAGCCATTGGCCTGCGCGGTGAAGCCGAGCGTGGCGAGAAGATCAGCGGTGACGGTGAAGCCGAGACGGTCGTTGATCATGCCGAGGCGCAGCGTCGGTGTGCCACGTGAGGCAGGCTCTTCTTTGGTAACGCCGTGCATGATGTCTTGGTCGAACAGCGGCGCTGCATCATGAAGCTCTGCGTGCGCCATTGGCACCGCCTTTTTGGCCTCCTCATACAGCCGCTTCCGCTCGGCTTCCCGCTGTTCGCGTTCTTCCCTTTCGCACTCGGCTTGTTGGTGATCGTCGATGCGCGCCTTGATCAGCAACGCCAGATCGTCCGACGCCTTGTGCACGATCACTGACTCATCGGCGAACAAGAACAGGTAATCAGTGGCCAGAGCATTCAGCGTCTTGAGGTTGGCCGACAACTTGTCGGCGATGGCGTTGGCCTCGGCCTTGACGCGGGCCAGCTCACTGGCGGCGGCATCGCGCAGGCTGGCTAGCGTGCGCTTGCCCTTGATGGCTCCAGCGAAGTCGCCAGCCATGGCCGGCATGTAGTTCTTGCCGATGGTGGCATTCAGGCTGACCACATGATCATGCAAACTCTTCTTCGACTCCAGCACGATGCTGTCGCGGATGGCTTCCTTACGCTGCTTTACCAGCTTTTCCAGATCCAGCCGGACCTGGCGCGCTTCGGCGCTGATGTCGTCGATGGCCTTGAACAACTGATCGATGCTGGCGGTCTGGCTCAGTGCGTGTTCCTTTGCCGCCTTGAGCCGGGTTTCCACGTCCTCGCACCACTTCACCGATTGCTCGGCATCGGCAAAGTCCTGATCGGTTTCCAGTGTTTTGTTCACGCTGCGAATCGCCGCCAGTGCCGTGCTCTTGAACTCGGCCAGGTTGGACGCCGTCACCATGCCGGTGACCTCGATGCGCAGCGCTGGCAGGGTCTCGGGCGCTTTGCCGGTGAGGTTGGGCGCCTGCTCGGCGTTCGGCTGATAGGCGGCCAGATCCTGGGCAAACTGCTTCCAGCCAGCAATCAACTGGGTGCGGCGTGCCGGCACCGACTCGTACCAGCAGCCCAGCGTTTTTTCTTCCGAACCGTCCGACGTGGTGAAATAGGCGCGCTGGGCGCCGGACACCAGCAGTTGCTGCTCGAGTTGCGCCCAGTAATGCGGTTCCAACTCACCAGCCTGCACGGCGGCGGCCAGCTCCTGGTTCCACAGTTTGTTCTCCCAGATCACCTCCTCCAGCATCGTGATGCCGTCGAAGCTGGCCAGCAGCGGCAGGCCCTCCACCTCCAGAACTCCCGTAGCCGGATACAGCTCGTCGCCGATCACCGCTTCGGCCAGCGGGCGGGCCTTCGCCTCGGCGTCGTGGCCGGCGTCGAAAAGGCGCTGAGTGGCCGGGTTGATCTCTTCGGTGAGACCGGTGGCCTTGGCGTGCAGCAGCGCGGTGCGGGTGGTGTACTTGCTGACCCCCAGCATGGCGGCCGCCTCGCTGGCCGTGAAGTGTTTCGCCCGGACGGCGAGCCATTCCGGCGAGCCCTGGACCAGATCAAGCGTTTTCATAGACATTCCCTTTTTCGGTTTCGCAGGCGCGGATGGACGATTCCTGCCGGTCGGTCAGCGTGTTGCGCGATTTGATCTTGGCGATGATATCGTCGGCGGTGCGTCGTTCGCTTTCGATCAAGCCTTTCCACTGCGCGAAGTTCTCCTCGAACTTGTCATCCGGGTACGGCGGCAGCTCTTTCGCCAGTACTTGAACCTGCTCGGTGATGTCCTTCTCGCGGATGCGCTCGGCGTCATCCTCATCGCTGATGCCGCCGAAGCCAAACGCCATGCGGGCGCACTGGATCATGGCCTTGTGGCGCAGCATCCGCTTCGGATGGGATTGCCACGGGCCGCCGCCCGGCTTCTTGCACTCGCTCATGTACTCGGTGATGCGAATCGGGCGGGAGCGGTCCTTGCGGTAGATGACGCAGGTGCAGCTCTCGTCGTCCGTCTCGAAATCCATGCCGTCAAACTGCGGATGCTCGTTAATGATGCGCGCCCAGCCGTCCACGCCCACCACCGGAACGATGCCACCGTTCTTGTCGGGGAAGGCATAGATTTCCTTGGTCCACGGGTTCAGCCCGAACTGATTGGCGACGATCAGCAGCGCGGTCATCTGCGCGTCGGAGACCTGACCCTTGAAGGCGGTCTGCTTCAGAGTGGACATCAATTCTTCGCCGTCACCCAAGTTGAAGCGCTGGGCTAGCTGGTTGGTCAGGGTAGTCAGAGCAGTGCTCATGCGGTTTCTTTCTTCAATTGCGCCTCGGCTGCGTGGTCGATCCACTCGCGGGCGGCTTGGGCCAGGTGGGGATAGAGCGCGGCCATCATCGGATCACGGTCGAACGCGGCACGCAGCAGTTGCTTGACGACGAAAGCGTGGAACTCGTCCAGCAGCGCTTCGCTGCCGGTGTCGTGCAGGCTTTCCACGAAGCCACCAGCCAGCTCGGCGCGGTGCTTCTCGTCGTCGAGCAGTAGGTCGGCCTCGGCCTCGATCGCCAGGATCAGCGACTCGTCGCGGTCCTCGCGGGACAGGTGCCGCGCCAGATCGCCCATCACTGGGCAGGGAAACATGGAGAGGCTCATGCTGCACCGCCTTTCGCTGCCGTGATGGCCTTGTCCACAATACTGTCCGCTACCATGCCGAGCTTCATGGCGGACAGCAGCATCAGCGCCTTCATCATCTGGTCACATTGAGCCGATGCGTTGTGCAGTTTCATCTCCATCTCGGCGATCTGCTCAGGCGTCAGCGTTGCCAGCCGCGCCAAATGATCGCGACGCTCTCGTTCGTAGCGCTGTTGCAAGGTTTCTTCATGAAATGTCGGCATGTCAGGCCCTCGACACTGATGTTGGAACTTCCAGCGCCAGCAGTTCACGGTTGACGCGCTGCTTCTGCTCCTCCAGATGAGCGATCTCGGCGGCGATCAGCGGCAACTGCATGCGCAGACTGTCGATCTCAGCGGCAAGTTGCCGGGTCAGACGGCGGCCACGGTACAGGCGCAGGGCGCGCTTGATCTGGGCGATGAGGCGGCTTAGGGTCATCATTTGGTCTCCAGTAGGTGGTCAAGGCGCTGGCACACGTCCAGCGGGGTTTCCAGGGCGATCACAATCAGCCCGGCGTCAAACAGCTTCTTGATCTCGGCGAGCGCATCGGCGGCGGGTGCCTGGCATTTGAGCGTTGCCAGTTCCTCGGTAGCGCTCTTCAGCAGGCACTCGATCGCGGCGATCCTGGCGGCGTCGGGGGTTTGCATGGTGACTGCCTCCATCAAGGAGAAGAATTCCAGCGCGAGGCGGGAATCCGTCGATAAATGCGATGCCTGTTACCCGTACCCGTACCCGGACCCGGACCCGGACCCGTCCCCGTACCCGGACCCGGACCCGGACCCGGACCCGGACCCGGACCCGTCCCCGTCCCCGTCCCCGTACCCGTACCCGGACCCGGACCCGGACCCGTCCCCGTCCCCGTACCCGTACCCGGACCCGGACCCGGACCCGGACCCGTACCCGGACCCGGACCCTTGCTTATGCCATCGCTTCATGTTGAATCACTCCGGCGTGTGCGCCTTAACTTCGGCGAGCTGTTTGGCGGATTTTTCGCTGCACGGGATGACTTCAATGCATTCCGTGAGAATGATTTCCGGCAGAGAAACAGACAGCTTCGAATTGCTTTCCGACAGTCCGTCTGCGGCAATCTTCGACAGCGTGAAAGCCTTGTCCCAATACCAGATACGGCGCGTATCCGACAGGCGAACCTCCGGGCCTTGGCGGGCATCCAGTGTGCCGAAGTGCACACCAGCCGAGTAGGTACGGATGATGACCGGCGTGCCGATCAGGTGCGCATCGACTGCAACCGGAGCGTCCTGCGCGCCTTGAGTTGCACCAAACAGTGCCGACAATTCTTTGGCCTGGCCAATCGTCAAATCATTGATGTTCATGCTGTACTTTCCTTCGTTGTTTGGTGGAAACACCTAAATCGCCTGTCACGCGTCTTAGGTGACGGCCCTGTTTCCAAGGCCGACCGGTCTTTCCCGGCCGTCAGGTGATCGGTAGCTTTAGGCGGAACTTGCATCACCATTCCCCGCCTGTTGGTGGCCGGTGCTGATCTCCGGCATTGCTGATCTTCGTGGCGTCACCGCCAGCATCCGACATGGCTCCGCAATTTTTCAACGCCGAGTCCAGCCTGCCATCTTGCGCATCAGCCTGCGCATTCACCAACACGGAAGCGGGCCGGGCTTTCCCCGGCGGTCAGCAGGCGTAGTTCCTGCGCATTTGCGTTAGGTAGGCCGCGCTACACGCAAAAGATCTGAGTCCCTTTCGGGCCGTCGGCATCACCGCTTCGGTGTTGGTGCTGGCCTTTAACCTCGCCAGCGCGGAGGCATCAGCCGTTGGGTCAGGCCGCCGCTCGCCTGTGTACTACTATTCCCGGCTCCACTCCCCTCCTCTGCGTCTTGAACACCTTGGTCCTCCCGCTCGCTGCCTCCGCTTCATCGCGCCGCGCCGCTGGTCGCATCGGTTCGTGTGCCGGCGTTGGCCGCCCGCTTGAAAACGGTGGGCGGTGTGCCGTTGCTACTGTGGATTGTGAAGGATCGGTGCGCTGTGTTTCAGTGCTATGGGCTCACTATACAAATGAGTTTGTTATCCGTCAATAAATATTTTCTACTCGTTTATTGGCGTGTCACTGATGCAACGTCAAGGTGATTACTTATTTGAAAGCGGGAATAACAACATTATTCAAATATCCGTGAAACGCTGGTGTTTCATGGGCATCGCAGCGGGATGCGCATGGTTATTTGACGTGAACTAAAAGTTCACTAATAATGTATTTGTTTCCACAGAGGACCATAACATGACCCCCATTGACCGAGCCATCAGCATCATGAGCTCACAGCAAGCGCTGGCCGATGCCATCAGTACCCCGGCACGGCCGATCACACAATCGCACGTCAGCTACTGGAAGCGCACCGGTCGCCTCCCCGCCGAGTACGTGCTGGCGGTCGAAGCGGCCACCGGCATCTCGCGCCACGAGTTGCGGCCGGATTTGTATCCGGAGGAGGAGTGATGACCCCCTCCCAACAACTGCAGCTGCGCCGGGCCAACAAGCATGCGCGCCAGACGAAACAGGCCGATCAAGCCCGAGAGCGATTGACGCGCGTCGTCGCTGAGGCGCCACCCAACATCATCGCCGGGTTGCCGGTGTCAGTCGTACCGGGGCCGGTGCGCGACCGTCTGCTGGCTAAGAGCCTCAAGCGCCAACTGGCGGCCGACATGAACCCCGACGACTGGTCATCCGACCAGATCAACGAGCTGATTTTCATGCATAACACCATCTGCCGAGCGTTGGCGAAGCGACCCAATGCGAGCGTCAAGGCGGCCACGCTGGCGCTGTGCGAGACGCTGGAACGCATCAAGGCGCGTAAACGCGAGCATGGCCGCTACGGTGCGACCGGTGAGGAATGGCAGCAGCTCAAGCGCCACGTCAACACCATGCAGACTTGGCTCGAAACGCTGCCGGGCGGCGTGCTGTTTGAGGCCGAGGAATCGGCTGGCCGCTGGCATGAAGTGAATCGAGGGGATGAGCAATGAGCTACCACGAATTCCTCCGCTCGAAACAGATCGCCGCGCACATGAGCGGCTTCGAGCCCTTGGCGATGAATGCCGCGTTGTTCCCGATGCAGCAGCACTGCGTCGATTTCGCGCTGCGTCAGGGACGTTCGGCCATGTTCGAGGACACTGGGCTTGGCAAGACGCTGCAGCAGCTGGAGTGGGCACGCCAGGTGGTCGAGCACGCTAATGCGCCCGTGCTGGTGTTGACGCCGCTGGCGGTAGCGGCGCAGACCGTGCGCGAGGCGGCCAAGTTCGGCATCGACGCGGCGCAGATTGCCGGCGATGCTGACGTGCAAACCCGCGTCTGCGTCATCAACTACGACCGACTGGACCGGCTGGATCTGTCGCGTTTCGCCGGGGTGGTGCTGGACGAGTCCAGCATCCTGAAAAACTTCAGCGGGCGCACCCGCAACGCGCTGGTGAATGCGTTCCGGAACACGCCGTACCGGCTGGCCTGTACCGCCACCCCGAGCCCGAACGACCACACCGAACTCGGCAACCATAGCGAGTTCCTGGGCGTGTTGAACCACAGCGACATGCTGCCGCGCTGGTTCATCAACGACACCGCCGATACCGGCGAGTGGCGG